ATGTTTGCTGCGGGGATTGACCTCTCGACGACCGTGACAGATGCGGCCCGGTTCACCTACGTGTACAATGCTGCCCTATTCGGCTCGTTTTTCTTCGTTTTCCACTACGTCACACTGACGATTTATGCGGTCACCTTCCTTTTTGATAAGGTGAACAAAATTAAGGTGATTTAGCCATCGTCCGGCCGGATCCTCGAGCGAAAATTCTCGCGCTTGGTCGACGCCAAGGCAGCGGCGATCATCGAGCTCGCAAACGAAGCCGCATGATCAGGATGACGCCCGACGCCTTCCGCGCCCACCTGGCGCGGCTCGAGATCTCGCAGCAGGGTTTTGCGCGCTTGATCCGCGTCAGCCCGCTGACCGTGCGCAAATGGCTGCGCCAGCGCGAGCCGCTCGAGATCCCGCGCGCGGTCGAGCTGCTGCTGCCGCTGCTGACGCCGGCGAAGGTGCGCCGCCTGGTCGCCGAGCTCGAGGCCGCCGAGGCGCCTTAAGCCTGGCGGCCGCCGGCGCGTTGACACGGCGCCGGCGATGCTTATCTGCGCCCCATGCGACCCTTTGAGTTTTGCGTTCCCAAGGCCGCCAAGGCCGTGCCATCCGGCCCCGACTGGATCCACGAAATCAAATATGACGGATACCGCGCCCGCCTGGTGCGCGCCGGCGATCGCGTCCGGCTCGAGTCCAAGGCCGGCCTCGACTGGACCTGGCGCTTCCCCTTCATCACCGACACCGCGCGCAAGATGCGCCAGGAGGATTCGCGATCGACGGCGAGATCGTCGTGCTCGACCTCCGCGGCGTCTCGGATTTCGACGCGCTGCATTCCGGCCGCCACAACGCCGAGGCGCAGCTCTACGCCTTCGACCTGGTCGGCCTCGCCGGCGACGATTTGCGCCAGCTGCCGCTATTCGAGCGCAAGGCCGAGCTCGGCAAGCTGCTGCGCGGCCGCGCCGAAGGCATCTTCGTGGCGCCATTCGAGCCAGGCGCGATCGGCCCGGATCTGTTCGCGGCCGCTTGCGAGATGGGCCTCGAGGGACTCGTCTCAAAGCATCGCGAGCGGCGCTATCGGCCGCGCACATGCGACTGGATCAAGGTCAAGAACCGCGCGCATCCGGCAATGTCGCGCCGGTTTGAATAAAACAGACCGGCGCCAGGATTCGCAGCGCGGCCCGCTAATGCGTTAAAACCACCCCGCCCGCCACTCGGTCGCCTCGAGCATGAAAAAACCCGCCACGGTCGCCCGTGGCGGGTTTCTCGCACCTCCTGATCCCCCAACCAGGCGGCGCTGCGGTCGACCGCGGCAGCAACGCGGCCGGCCGGATCCGTCAACTCTCGAGCCAGGCCTCGACGACCCAGGCGACGAGCAGGATGATTGCGGCGATCGCCATCGCCTCGAGCTGGCCGATCAAGGCAACCCCCGCCGGCGCCGGCGCCGCCGATCGGTCACGCCGTAGACGGCGAGCCAGAGCACATAGACCAGCGCGATCGGCGAGATCAGCAGCGCGCCGATCGCGCCCGCGACGCGCGTGCAGCCCTGGCAGCGATCGGCGCTCATTGCACGCTGACCCTGGCCGTGCCGCCCATGCCGAGCGCATCGGCGCCGGCGCAGCCGAGATCGACGCAGCGGCCGCGGACGAACGGCCCGCGATCGGTCACCACGGCGCGGATCGCGCGGCCGTTGGCGAGATTGGTGATCGTCACCTCGCGGCCGAACGGCAGCGTCTTGTGCGCGATCGTGAACGGCGCCCGCGCGAACGTGTTGAACCTGGCGCCGGACGCCGTGCGGCGGCCGTGGTAGCCATCGCCGACGCCGTATTGCGAGGCCTCGCAGATCTCGGCCGCGGCCGCGCTCGAGACCAGACAGGCGAGCGCGAGCGCCGCGGCAAAAGCGGTTTTCATGTTTCAGATTTCCTTTTGGTGATGCGGAGTCTAACCGCGCGCCTTGATCAGGTCGGCGAGCAGCTCGGCGCCTTTCTTGACGCTGTTGGTCGCGCTGTGCAGATGCGCGAGAACTTCCTGCAGGCGTTGCTCCTGCTCGGTAAAATCGCGATCGTCGCGGCCGTCGTCGAACAGGATCCGGCGAATATTGTTGAGGATCGCTCTCATCTAAGCCTCGCCCTGATTTCCGCCGTCAATGCGTCGAGCGCACTGCGCAGCCCGACGTTTGATTCCGCGATGCTATCGGCGGCCGCGATCCGCTCGTCGTAACTCTCGGTCAACTTGTTCTCGAGCATCTGGATCCGCTGATCTTTCGCCGCTTCCCGTTTTTCCGATTTGTAGATCACCCACAGCAGCACCAGGCAGATCACGCTGCCGACGCCCAGCTTGGTAATTTCCTGCGCGAGCTCGCTCATTCCCCGTTTCCCGGCTGTTAAGGCATTTAAGCCAGGATCACTCCCAGCCTGCTTGAAGGTCTGACGCTTCACGCGGGTTAGGACCGGCCGGCCGTTGACGCGGCCGGCCGGTCCGCTTTCGTCTCAATCGTCGTCGCGCGGCTGCAGCAGCCGGTCGATCGCGCTGCGCGGCGGCGCCGGCGCGGGTTGCGGCGGCGCCGGCGGCGCGATCGCCGGCACTGGCTCGATCGGCGGCGCAGCTGCCGGGAATTGCGCCCTCGCCGGCAGCACGCGATCGCGGATCCGCGCAATGACGCCGCGGCGCCCGGCCGGCTTGGCGGCGCCTGGTGCCGCAGCCGTGCCGGCGTCGATCGAGGCCGGCCGCGGCGCCGGCCGATGCCAATGACAACCGCCGACGCCGCCCTCGACCTGGCTATCGATCCAGTCCTGGTCATAGGCGCGTTTGCCGCGCACCTCATACTGCGGCGCCTCAAAGATCCGGCACTCGCCGCCGGCGATCGAGCGCGGACCGGAATGACCGCAGCCGGCCAGGAACAGCGCGAGCAGCGCCAGAGCGACAAGCCTGGTCATGCGCACCTCCCCTCGCTTTGGATCCAGCGGCCGCCGCGGTCGCGACACGCGCGCCAGGTCTTGCGCAGCTCGGTCGCCTCGCCGATCGCGCGCGCATCTTCGGCCGCGATGTCGGCGAGCGCGCGCACGTAGCCCGATCGGTAAACCTGGTGATGCCAGACGCCATAGGCGGCGAGCAGCGCGAGCGCCGCGACGGCCGCCGCGATCAACTTCGCGACCAGGCCGGACGCCTGCAGCGCCGCCATGACCGCCTTGAGATAGATCATTGCCGTTCCCCCGTTGTGACGGCGAGCGTCGACGTCTTGATCGCGCGCCAGGAATTGTAAGCGATGAATGCGAGGCCGCCGGCGCCGAGCAGAAGCCAGACGCCTGACGGCAGCGCCGCGACGTGTTCCCACACCGTCGACACCAGGCCCGGATGATCGTCGACGACGTCGCGATGATCGGTGAAAAAATCCCAGGCGCGCGTGACGGAATCGCTGACGGTCTGCCACACGGCGCCGGCGCCTGCGGCGATCGAGCTCCACAGCGCGACCAGGAAATTGCGCCTGGCCGGCACCACTTCCGGCGCGAGCTGCGTCACGATCTTGGGATCCGCGCCGGCGCGCGCCGCGCTGACCGGCCGATACCAGCCAATGCTGCCGTCCGGCTGGATCTCGGTCTCTGCCCTGGCGAGCTCGGCGCGCACCTGGTCGGCGATGCCGTGGAATTCGTCGACCGAGGACGGCAGCACCAGCGCGAGGCCGCGATCATTCATGAAGCCAGACAGCGCGCCGCTGGTGCCGCTGCCCCAGCGCCCATCGAGCACGCCAGGCGAATAGCGCCGCGCCTTGAGGCGCCGCTGCACGTCGTACAGCACGGCATCGCCGCGCACATCGGGATCGAGCGGCTGCACATTCGGCGGCGCGGCCGGCGGCGAGCTCGCCGGCGCCGGATCCTCGAGCTCGTCGACCGGCGCGCCGGTTTCGGGATGCGCGAGCATCACCACACGCCCGAACGCAGGCGCCGCCGATTTCGGCTTGCGACCGCCGTTGTCGACGAATTCAAAATGCATCCAATCCGGCCGCGACGTGTACCAGCCGCCCCACATCGCGCCTTGCCGACAGAAGGCGTCGACAACGAAATGCGGCATCGTCCCCTTTTTGACGCCGAGCGCATTCTCGCCGGCGTTGAGATCGATCGCCGCGGCATAGGCATGGTTCGACCACTTCGTCGAGGACCCGCGCACCATGCGATGATAGTAGGCGCCGGCGTAATTCGAGACGCCGGCCGCATCGATCTTTTTCTGATCGCGACCGCAATAGTCCCAAATTTCGTTGAGCGCCGCGAGCAGCGCCGGCGCGGCCTTGCGATGGAACTGGATCGCCTTAACCCGCCTGCCCTCGTAATACATGGCGAACGGCGGCACGACCGGCACCATCTGCGGCGCGATCTGCCCCTTGCCTGGATCCCCATAGAAGGCGTTCCGCGCGGCTTGCGTGTCTTTCGGCCACGTCACTTGCGACATCGATCGTTCTCCAAATGCATTGCGGAAAGCGTGCCGTCGAGGCTTGCTCGGAACGGTTGTAATGGGGTAAGGACGAACCCCACCTGCCGGGGGAAAAATGGGTTCCAAAGAACAACACTGGCACGTCCCAGCGCTGGACGGGCTTCGCGGGATCGCCGTTCTAGTCGTGATCTTGTGTCACGCGCCGCCGACCTATCAGCTGCATGGCGGTCACATCGGCGTCGATCTTTTCTTCGTGCTGAGCGGCTTCCTGATCACGTCGATTCTGCTCAACGAATGGCGATCGACGGGCCGGATCAGCATCCCTCATTTTTACTTGCGCCGAGCCTGCCGGCTGTTCCCGGCGGCCTTCTCAGTGCTTCTGTTTGCCACGGCCGCCGCGCCCTTCATTCAGCCGGCCGAGGAGCTCCACGGCCGCCTTAAGGATGCGGCGGCCGTTCTGCTCTATGTGTTTAACTGGCGCCTGGTCGACCTCTACACGAGCGGCGTCGGATATTTTCACAACCACATGCTGAGCCATTACTGGTCGCTCTCGGTCGAGGAGCAATTCTATCTGGTGTGGCCGGCGCTGCTGCTGCTACTGCTCCGCTTGCGAGCGCCGCGGATCGCGATGATCGCTTTTTTCGCCGCCGGCATCATCGCCCCTGCCGCCGGCCGCGCCCTGCTTTGGGAACACGGCCCCTCCCCGGAAATCTATTTCCGCAGCGACCTGCGCGTCGACGGGCTTATGTGGGGCGCGGCGCTTGCCTGGCTCGCACATCAAAATCTCATCCCCGCAAACCTCGAGGTTCGCCGCTACGCCGGCCTGGTCGGATTTTCGGCGCTGAGCCTTTTCCTTTACTTGTCGCAATTCGACATGGTCAGCGACGGATCAAACTATCAATGGGGCTTCTCGCTTGTCGGCCTGCTTGCTGCGCTGATGATCGGCTCGACGATCGTCGCACCGCATGCCATCTTTTCCAGATTGCTAGGCCTTGGCTGGCTTCGCTGGACCGGAAAGATCTCATACGGCCTTTACCTATGGCACGTCCCCGCCTTTGTCTTGACGACGAACATTCCCGTCAGCGCGAACACGCGGATGCTGATCGTTTTCGCCTCAACCTTCGGCGTTGCGGCTCTTTCGTTCCGATACTACGAAACGCCCTTCCTCAAATTGAAAGAACGCTTCGGTTACGCGCCGCCCAAAGGCTACGAGTCTCGGCCCCGCGCATCGACATACCCGTAAAGATAGATTCCGACATCACCTTGCGCCGCGAACACCCGCCAGCGGATCTGCGCGAGCGCATTCGTTCGCTTGCGGAAATCGCCGGTTTGAAACGAGCCGGCCGTTTGCGCCCAAAGTGACGCATTGCGGCCGCCGAACAAACCGAGAACGCCGACGTCGGCCTCGTCGAGTGATGTAAACAATATGCCGTTGGCGCTGGAGCCCGGATTGCACGCGCCATGAAACAGTGCCTCCACACTGACGCCAGGCGGAACACCGGCGAGCGTGATCGTGTTGCCAGTGTTGTTCGCCGGAGCAACTGCGGCCAACTCCGCGACGTTGGCAGACCAGTGAAATTCGTTGCCAACCTGCGTAAACTTAACCCATTGCGACGAGGCATCGGTTTTTGCCGAGCCGACCCGACGCTTAAGCGTGTATCCGCTCGGCATCGTTGGCGCTGTCGCAGAAAGGGAAAACACCGCGTCAACCGCGCCGGACGTCGGATTCTTGATCATGAAAAAGTGGTACCAGGTATTCGGCGCGATCGATCCGGTATCGAGGCCGCCGCCATTCGTCGTCGCAACCCATCCTGACGTGGTCTTGTTGAGCGAGGCGCTACTGACCAGACTGTCAGATGCGCCGTCGTCGGTTGCGACACCCGCCGAGACCGTAAGAGTCGCGGATGATCCCGGCGTCGACAAGATCAAGCCGTCGATATAACCGCGAAGGACGCCGGGGACGCCGAGGTTCTGCCGAGCTTGCGGCTTGTTTGCCACATCCGACAGGTTGTTGGCGCTCGACATATCGCCCGCACCAGGCTGACCGACGACATTGAGATTCCAGTCGGCAGCCGTTCCGCTGCCGTTGGTTTTGTCAACATTGATCGTCAGCGCGGTACCGCTGTAGGTCGCGAGCCCCTCCATCCAATTTGACGCGTTCGCCGCCGAGCTGGCGCGCACGCGCGCGCCGTTCTGATAGGCCAGGCCGGCCTGCGTGGCGAAGGCCTGCGACCCCATGCCGATCGTCCGCGACGTCGTCGACGTGCCGCCATAGCCCGCGCCGGCCGGCCCGGTGTTGCCCGGCGCGCCGACGCTTGCCAGCACTTGCCAATAAGTCGCGTTCGGCGCCGGATGGCCGGCGCTCGGCGTTTCGTTGATATAGACGTAAGATGCCCCCGACGTCGTCTGGACATCGCCATAGGAATAGGTCGCGGTGTTGTCATAGGCGCCGCGGAAATTGAATCCCTTGTAAATGCCAAGATACGTCCAGACGCCGGCGACCTTCGCCCATGTCTTGCCCGTCGTCGGCTGAAACGCATACTGCCCATCATCGCCGAGCGACGGATCCGGCTCGGTCAGGCCGACATCGACGAAGACAAAGAATCCGGTCGTGTTGAGCGCGGCGACGAGCTCGTTGACGGTCTGCATCGCCTGCGCGCCGGCAAATCGCTGCGGCGAGACTTGCCAGATCTTGTATGCGACGCCGCCCTGCGCCCCACCGCCCCAGGGCGGAATGACAAGGTGCGTCACGTCCGTCACGTCGGAAATCACCGACTGAAAATTGCCGATCTGGAGAATATCACCGGGCCGTGCATTGGTGCCCGACCAGATCGCGCCGACACCCGTGACGATCGTACCGCCGGCCGCCACGGAAACCGTGCCGGTCGAGTAACTGACAAGCGCTGTCATCGCTTCACCATTTTCGAGAGTTGGAAATTAAATCAGGCGCCAGGCGCAGACAGCTGCGATCGCAGCCATTCAAAAACGTCGGCGCCATCGGGACGCGCGGGAATGGCCGCGAGCATCTCCGCCGGCGTGGTGCGGCCCTTCGACGAATCCCGCAACGCCTTGCGATAGCCGGCCCACGCGGCGCGCGCCGCCTCGGCGATCGGAAAGTCAGGCAACACAAACTTGTCGGTGTCGGCGAGCTCGCGCCGCACGGCGACCACGACATCGATCATCCGGTCAGGCTCCGGATCCGGCTCCGTCTTGGCCACGATCGTCAGAGTGACAGGATCGACCATCTGCGTCCGCGCATCGATCGGTTGATTGTCGGCGATCAACACCTTGCAGCCTTCAAAATGGCTCGTCTCGAAACCATCCCCGTGATCTGCCCCGTTGCCATAGGACATGATCTGGCCGGTCGTGATGTTGTAATGAATGTTCATCGCTTCGCCGCCATTGCAAAGATGGTCGCACCCGCCAAGATCCCGCACGAACTGGCAACTCCGATTTGAGCCGCAATCGAAATAGATACGTTGCCGCCCGTACCCGTAATTGCGACGGCACCGGACAAGGGCGTTAGCGCACTTTGCCCGGTTGGTAGCGCCACTTGATAGTAATTAACTTGAGCGCCATTGAGCAGGAGGCGGAATTGTCCCGTTTCTGTAGCGGGAGAGCCGCTAGCAAACATCGAGTTCACGTTCACGTAAACCACGATAGTCTTGCCCGACAGTCCCGTCGTATCTATCGACATGTTGAAGCTGAAAAACGACACCCAGTTGCCAAAACCGGCGCCAGCAACGTTCGAGCCAAGCGTTTGAACGACCGGCACAGTCACCGCGTTGTCGCCAATGCTGAGCGACTGGACGCCGAGCGCCTTGATCACGCCGGACGCGGAGTCGATCGAGTTGGCCTTGAGATAGATGACGTCGATCGAACCCGCCGCAATGGCCTTCACGTTGAAGGTGCCATCGAGGTACAGGTTGCCACTTAGCCCGGTTGCCGGAACCCCGTTGAGAGTTCCGACCGTGAACACCGGCACCGGCGCGCCGCCGTTATAGGCCGGCAACTGGATCTGGAATTTGTCGGCGACGACAGTGAACGTGGAGATGCCGCTGCCGCCGTTCACCAGGCTGAAGCCCGTGGCATAACCGTTGACGTCGAGCGTCACCGCATATGACGCCGCGGCATAGCCGTCGAGCGTCGCAATCGCCGTTGCGCTATTCTGCACAAATGCGGTGGTCGATCCCCAAGTCGCCGTTGCCGTGTCCGAGAACGACGCAAATGCAGCCTCGGTCGTGACGGCGACCAGGTCGACGCGCTCGATCTCAGCAAAGGCCGCGTCTGACCGCGCCGAAAGCTGCGATCGCAGCTCCTGCTTGTCCAGAGGCCCCTGCGCGGCGATGTCAGACGCAACAGACGCGATGCGGTTCAACGCTTCCTGGACCTGATCGCGCAGCGCGTCCTGAAGCGTCGTGACCTGGTACCTGATGCCCTCGATCAGCGACTCCAAGGCGACCGTGTTGTTCGCGATCGTGATCGTCGGGGCGGAGACGTCGGCCGTGGCGTAGGGACCGCGCAGCTTGCCGGGCGTGACGGCCTGGACGCGCACCCTCAGCGCCGCCAGCGTCACCACCTGGTCGAACCGGTTATCCGCGCCCTCATACACCTGCGCCCAGGTCTCGCCGGCGTCATAGGAGATGTCGGCGACGTAGTACTCGGCGCCGGCGGACGGAAACCAGCTCGCCGAAAGCTTCGGCTCGGCAATGCCCTGCCCGAAATTGGCATTGATGCCGACAATCAGCGGCACCTTGCTATCGGACGGGAATTGCGGCGACGGCAGCAGCGGCGGCGATCCAAGGTCAGTCGTATGCACGCGCTCGTCGTCGACGACCAGAGATAGCGTGCACTTATCGCCGTTCGGCACGCCACCGAGCACGACGCAAAGCTTTGACTCGCTGACGCCGGTCCCGGGCTCGAACGATGGATATTCGCCGCCGTCCTCGCGCTCGAGCACAGCCGCGAGCGTCGTCGACTGCGCGGCCTCCGCGGCCGCCAGCCCGCCAGCATTCAGCACGGCGAGCGAGGGATCGCCGCCCTCGGTGCACAGCACCGGGCCGAACGATTGCCCGTTCGGCTGGCGCAGGCGAATAAAAAACGGTCCGCTATCCCAAGTCGGCGCGGGATCGAGCGTCAGGGTGCGGCCGCTGACATCGATCACCTCACCGCCATAGCCGTAATTCTGCGGCAGCTCGGACTGGACACGCAGCACCTGGCCGAAGGTGATCGCGCGGCCCTCATATTCGACGCCGAGCTCGACGGTCTCGCGCCGGTAGATCGACTGCAGGTAATAGAACGCGCATTCGCGGAACGCCTGGTCGCGGTTGACGACGCCATCGATGCGCTTGGGCTCGGCGTTCGCCGCGACAAAGCCGTCGCCGCTCGGCGGATACTGCACCTGCGCCGGCAACCAGGTCTCCTCGTCGATATACTCGACGATGACGGCGTCGGGATCTTCGTCGCCAAGCATGGTGAAACCGACCTGCGTCGAATCCCGCACGATCTCGCGATCGGTCAGCAGCATGGTCGGCACGTCACGCCATTCGTCGCGGACGATCGAGACAGTGTCGCCGAGCCAGAAATGCCGCGCTCGCGACGCCGTCAGGATCTTGTCGAGCGCCTCAGGCACTGCGATGGCAGTCGAGACGCGGTAATCAAAGGTATCGCCGCGGCTGTCGCAGCCGGCGGCGTGATTGACCACGGCGTTGAAGTCGGTCTTTGAGATCGCCAGACCGGAGCCATATTGCGAGTTGGTCGCGGCATCCAGGAAGGCCCACGCCGGATTGCGGGTAGCCTGCAACTCGAACGTGGAGCCGGTCCAGACCAGCAGCTTGCGGGTACCGAGCACGCCGAACTTGTAGGAGCCCTGCGTCGACTGCGAGGCCTTGAGCCGGATCGCGACGGTCGAGACGTCGGGGAATGAGTTGCTGCCCTTCAGGAACGTGCGCAGGCCTGCCCACAGCACCGTGTCGACGCCATATTTCGATTGCGAATTGATGCCCATGCGGCTGAGCCGCACCAGGTAACGACCGGGCGCGACGTCCACCTTGGTGGTGTCTCGCACCGGCGAGCTCGAATTAAATTGCTTGGTGATCTCGAACAGCGTGACATATGGCCCGGTCGCGACGCCGAGATCATCGCAAGGCGCGTACTCCGCCTTGAGCGTACACCTCGAATAGCCGCAATTATTATCGTCCTGGTTGACGGTGAAGCATCCGGCCGGAAACACGACGTCGATCGCGATCGCCTGCGTCTGCGTGCCTGCAGGGTTAGCCACAAACGGGCCGAGTGGCGCGCCATAGGTGAGCGGCCCAAAGCCAGCATCGTACTGACCGCCCTCATCACCCCCACCGTCCGGCAGCTGCTGGCCCGATACCTCGACCGACTGGTCGACATTGGTCGGGAACAGCGTGACGGTTTCGCCCGGCTCATAGAATGCAACCTGCGCACCGGGGAACGTTGCCGAGATGCCATCCTCCGGCGTCCAGAACACGGTGTCGTCGAGATAAAGCGCCTCATAATCCATGCTGCCCATAGTCGGCGACAGCAGCACGTTGAGAAATTGATCGTTGCCGACGAATTCGCCCCAGGGCGTCGCGGCGAAATCCGGGCAGGCCTTGAGCCGCCCGTACCACACCGGCAGCGGCTGGCCGAGCCTGGCCGTGTTGCCCTGCGCCTGGACCGAATAGATCTGGTCCTGCGTCGCATCCGGCGTATTGGTCGCGCCGGCCTTGGGCATGACCAGGGCATTGACGAGAAGCGAACCGCCGACCGCGATCGTGGCGCCGAGCGCCGCCGCGCCGAAGGTGCCGGCGCCGAACGCCGCCCCCAGCAGCCCGGCCGCAGCGCCGCCCGTGACAACGGTTGCAAACGCAGCGACCGCGACCAGCGCGACCAGGCCGATGACCTGCTTGGCGCCGCCACCGCCGCCGCCGAGCGGATAGGATACGAACCGCACATTGTCCTTGGCCGCGATGCGCCGACGCGACCAGCCCTTGCGCAGCACCGCCTCGCCGTTGATCTCGAGGACGGTCGGCAACCCCTTCCGGAATTGCCAGCCATAGACAGGATCGCGCTTTGCCCAGCCGGTGCGGCGCAGGAAGGCCGTCACGGTCTCGCGCGGCCGCGGCTCGGCATGCGCGACCTCGAGGCCGGGCATGACGAGATGCAGCACCGGGCTTCGCGCGCGTTTCGCCCGGCGCTGCCGGCGCGTATTAGCAGGCTCGGCGGTGTGCGAAGCCGGCAGTTTTCTTGCGGTCCCGTGCATCAGATTCTCGGCTCGAGGAATGTCAATTGCTTCCAGCCCATTTGCCGAAGCGCCAGCGGCGCCTCGCAGGCAACTCCCGTCTTATCGTCGCAATGGATCACACGGCCCTCAGGCCGCAGCCAGACGCCGACATGCGCGGGAAAGCGCGCATGAGCCATCAGCACCAGCGCACCGTCCGCGGCCGCCACAAGGCCGCCAGGACCGTTGGGAACGGAGACCCACCTCGCCCGCTCCGGATTGCGATCGAACTCGGCCAGCACCCAGCGGCGCGAGAAATCGGACGGCACGGCGACGCCGGGCAACTCGCGCCCAAACAGCTCGCGCTGCACATGGCAGGCAAAATCCCAGCAGTTGCGGGATTGCCAGGCCCAGGGCTCGCCTATCAATGGTGTCAGGAAGGCCGAACGCTGCGTCATGTCGGCAGAAGGCTCGGAAACTGGACGTAATCATAATTCTTGGTGATGCGCGGAAACCGCTTGTTCTGCAGGCTTTTCACCATCACCGTTCCGGTCAGCGAATTGCCCACCATTTTGGCCCCGCGCAGCTCAAACTCGACCGGGCCATAGGCCGGCTCGGTCAGGTCGCTGCCGAGATATTCGCGATACAGAACCGAGATATACTCGCGCACGCCCTGCGCCGCGCGGATCTTCGGCACCAGCTCGCGACCGACATTGTCGATCTTGATCGCAGTCGACGGCGGCTGTCCCTCGCGCTGCTCCGGATATTTTGCCTCGAATGGACACGCAATGAAGGTCACGGTCTCGCCACCGTTGCGCGGCGCGCCGACCTCGATCCCGAGCGCCATGTCGTCACCGACATTGGCAACCACGCGCGCCGGCTGATCGAATGATGATTGCCAGATCTCGAGCGTGTAATACACGCGCGCGCCTGGCGGACAGGAGGCGTAGGCCTCGAGCAGGGCCTCGTTATGCGTTGGCATCAGACGTCGTAAACCCTGAGTGTCATGCTGACGGCGACAGCCCTGGCCCCGACCGGGCGAAAGGTCGGCGCACCTCCGGAAAACTGGCAGACCTTCGTTTCAAACGCGGCACCAAGGCGAACAGGCGCGGTAAACCGCGACGTGCCGTTGCCAAGATCGTCCTTTACCCACGCGACGAAAACATCGAAGGCCGAGGTCTTCATCACAATGGTCTGGCTGATGGTGCCGACATTGTCCCCCGGCCGAGATCGAAGGCGAACATTCCCCCCCTCCATTTCGGTCGCAATGGGATCGAGCATTCGCTTGATCGGCGAGATCGAATTCAGGTCGGGCGCATACGGCACCGCATCCGGCCATGCTGGGATTGTCATGTCACTGCCCCGTGAACGGCTTGACGCCGAACTGATTGCCAAGCACGCGCCGGCCGGTTCCGCTGGAAAGGGATTTGCCGACTGCGTCATCCATAAATTTTTCGATCGTAATCGTAACGTCGCCATTCGGCGCCTTGGCAGCGGTCGGTTTGGCATCGCTGTAATTGTTGATGGTGATCGCGCCGTCCGCGCCCCGCTGCCGCGCGATATCGTTCGGAACGATCTGCGAGCCGGCCGGCAATCGCACCTTTTCCGGACCACTCTCGCCGACCCAGGTTTCGCCGCCGCGCCAGCTGTCGGTCCCAGCTGCGTTTTGCCCGACCGGCGCGGTCGGGCCGAAACCGCCGATCCCATCGGTCGCGAAGCTGCCGCCACCGAACAGGCCGCCCAGGCCGCCCTGCAGCGAACGCATCAGCGGCCCGACGACGAGCAGCTTGATGATCACCTCCTCGATCGCGCGCAGCGTCGACTTGGCAAAGCTGGCGAAGGCCTGCTCTGCGGTTTGCGTGCCGTCGACCGCGTCGGCGAGCGAACTGGTTAGACCGCTCGAGATCGTCGATCCGATCTCGCGATTTACATCGACCAGGCGCAGCGCAGCCGCCTCGCTCGAGGCCATCGCCGCCGGAATGTTGTCGCCATAGATCCCGCGCAGCTGCTGCGCGATCGTGACATCTTCCTGCGACAGGAACGCCGTTCCGGCGCCAAACTTGATTTCACTGGCAACCCGCGCTTTCGCCAGCGCCTCGCCGGCGGCGCCGGCGGCGCGCGCGATCTCGTCGATCTTTTTCGCGGTATCGCCCTGCACAGGGATCCCGGCCTGCTGCGCCGCGGTCAATAGCGCGCTACGTGCGCGAAACTCCTCGAGCGCGCCGGCCCCTAAGCCGACCGCTTGCGTGTCGGCCTGCAGCCGCGACGTGTGCTTTTGCAGCGACTCGATCGCCCGATCATATTGATCATTGACGTCGGCCTGCGCCTTCGCCGGCGCGATCGAACTATCGCCGCGCAGCTTGGTCTGCACGTCGATCGCGTCCTGCATCTGGCGCCGGACCGCGTTCGGGTTGTTGAGGCCGGCCGCCAGCTTCGACCTGGCGGGATCGTCGGCGAAACCAGGCTCGCCCGGAAAGATGATCCCGAGGCTTTTAGGATCCGAATTGAGGCCGAGCTCGCCAGTGATTTCGGTCAGCTTGGTCCAGAACGATGACGATCCGGCATCAGCGAGGATGCCCGGCAGACGCTTGATCGCGTCATAGAGCGAATTGGCCTGCGTCACCGCCGACGACATCGTCTCGATGATCTCGATCCAGCTCTGATGATAGTTGACACCGAGCTTTGCCAGATCGTCCTGGATCGGCTTGAACTTCTCGGCGAGAACCTTCTGCGCGTCCTCTAGCCGCGTCTTGAGCTCGATCGCCTGGCCGACCTGCTCGTCGGAAACGATCTTGTCGGCCGACAGCTTCTGCGCGGTCGACAGCATCTGATCGAGGAACGTCGCATCCTGGCGCAGGCGATCGGTAATCTCAGGACCAAAGGCATTCTTGGCGATGTCGAGACCGGCCAGGCGCTGGCCGGCTTCAAACGCTTCGCGGATCAGCTGCACGGTCGCGCGCAGCTTTGTCTCGGTATCCGTCGCGCTCGTCAACGCGCCGGCGCCGGCGTTGCCGTCGAAATTGCCGGCCTTCTGCAGCTCGGCGACGCGCTGCTCGAGAGCGCTCCCGCCGAGCGCGGCGCGCGAACTGTTGTTGAAGCGCTCGAGCGCCTCATTGACCTGGTCGACGGTCAGCCGCAGCTGCTCGCCCGACTTGGTGAAGCGCTGGAAAAAATCGGTCGAGACATTCGCCTTTGCCGCCTTCTCCGCGGTTTCGTTGAACTCCTCGATTTTCTCCTTGGCGAGCTCGGTTGCGTAGCTCATCAGCTTGAAGACGCCGACGATCCCCGAGATCGCCAGGCCGAGCGGCCCCAGCACGCCGAGGATCGAGCGAAAGCCGAGCACGGCCGCGCCCGATGCGCCCTGCGTCGCAAGCACCGACGCATTCATGTCAATGAATCGCTTAGTGATGTACTTGGTCGCGGTCGACGTCAGCCCCTTGGCGCTTTCAATGTTCTTTTGAAAGCCGTCCATATTGAGCAGCATCGGGATCCGCAGTGACGGAGGAGGCATCAGTCATCCAACCTTGTGCTTTGCGAGCAAGTTCTCGAAATCCTCATCGCTCATCGCTTCCGGTTTTTCCGGATCCGCGTTCGCCCGGTTATACCCATCGATGTACGCGACGATTTCCCACAGCGAGAGATCCTCGACGACGCGCGGCGACCAGCCGAACCGCGCGCCGATCGCGATTAATTCGGAGCGTCGGAGGCGTCCGTCGTCGTGGTGAAGCCGGTTTGCTGCGCCCCCGCCGGCTCGGCTTTTCCCTGGTCATCGCCCGCCGCCGGATCCTTGCCGACCGGATCGTCGGGCACGCCGACCATGACCGCCTCAATGACCGCATAGGCAAGCAACACGCTCGACGTCAGCGGATTTTCGTCGACGTGGTTGCGGACCGCTTTCATCGCAGCGTCCGGCGCCATGCCGCCGCCGATCAGGCCGAGCCGGATCGGCTCGCGCACATCGTTAAGCCGCCACGTTCCGGATCCGAGCCGCGTCATCACGGTCGCGATGCCGGCCTCGCATTTGGCCTCGAGATCGAGGATCAGGCCGACCTTGGCGAGGCAGAACTGATCCTCGCCGCCGGCCCATGCAATCGTTCGCAATCCGTTTGCGCTCATGACCCCTCACGCCTTGGCAAGCACGTCGGCGACGGCCTGCTCGATGTTCTCTTGAATGTCCGGCATCAGCTTGCGCGCCGTGTTGTAGAAAAACGGCTCGGCCGGCCGCTCCGTGGTGCCGTACTCGATCGCCAGCGCATAATCGTAATCGACGCCGGCGCCGGCCCGGATTTCCTTGCTGGTCGTCTCGCCGCCGGCGACGACCTCGAGCTCGAGCTCATTGCGCCGGCGCCGCACCTTGACGGAGTCGCGCAACGTGCCGCTGACGACCGGCGCCTCGGCCTTGATCGCGCTGGCGAGCTCGTCGGCCTGCTCTTTCAGCTTGCCGGCGAGCTCGCGTTTCAGCTTGTAGGACAAGCCGGAAAACCAGCTCTGCAGCTCGTCATCCGGCTCGGACATCACGTCGCATCCACCCAGGTCACTTCGCCGTCATTCTTGAACGACAGGTCGACGGTCACCTTGTTGCCGCGCGTGCCGGCCAGCTTGAAGCTGGTCAACTTGAAGAAGCCGGCGTAGTGGCCGAGATCGGCGTGATCGAGCTTGATCTGCATGTTCTTGCCTTCGGCGCTCAGGAACCATTCGTTCCACTTCGTGAACGCCTCGACGGCCATGACGCCGGTCCCGGCGCCGCTGGCCGAGAGCGCATTGATGTCGGTCGCTTCCCAGGCGGCCGCTTCCGGATCCGTGCAATCCGGCAGTACCGTCGTATTGGTCGAGGCCGCCAGGTCGAATGACTTGGTCGTCAGGCCGCACGGCTCGGCAAAGGTTTCGGGGCTGGCGCCGTCGCCGAGCAACAGCAGCAGTTTGGTTCCGGGCAGGACAGTCGGTTTCGCCATGGTCTTTCCCCTTCACTGGAAAACGGCCGCGGGAATTCGCGGCCTGGTCGTCGCGCGCATGGCGCAAACTAGGTTGAGGCCTCGAGCAGCGCGCGAAAGGTGATCGCGCCGTGCCGCGTCAGCCCATCGGGATCGCGCAAATATTGCGCGTCGGCGAGCTCGAACACGGTCACGTTGAAGCCGTCGACCGTCAGCGGCTGATCGTCGAGCGCCGCGATGATCGCGGCGCCGATCTGCTTCGCCTCGACATAGCCGACCCCGCGCGACCAGACGTCGATTTGCAGCGACACCTCGACGCCGTCGATGCACTCGGCTTTGTCCGGCAAAACCTGGCCGTCGCCGAGTGACACGTAAGGATAGGTAGGCGCGCTCTGCACCTGGTCATAGACGCGCTTGCCGACGATCGGCAGCACGCCCTCGGCGCGCAGCGCCCTGATCAGTGCATCCTGCAGCGGCAGGCTTGGATCTCTCATTGGTTGGCGTCCTGGTCGACGATGACGCCGGCGCCGGCGCCGGCGGCGAGGATCTCGCGAACGGTTGCCTCCGGAACGCGCGGATAGGTTTTGCCCTGGCGATACTGCACGACGACGCGCGCGCTCGGCCGATAGGAAAATTCTTTCTGCATGGTGATCGTCTTCACGTCGCAACCCCGGATTGACAGAGGAACTCGAGCCACATGCGACCGTCATCCGGATCGACCGGACCCGATCGGATATTCCAGATGGTGCCGTCGCGCATGTCCTGGATCCGCCAGTCGGTCGTCACCGCCAGCGTGGCCGCACACTGCGCCGGACCGTGATCGTCGCGGTCTGCTGCCCCTGCAGCCGCGCCGCGAGCACGGTCTCGCCGCCGAAACGCACCTTGACGTCAGCGCTGCAGGAAAATTCCGGATCCGCCGGAAACGCGCCCTCGACGTTGCCGTGACCATCACTGACGACCGGCCGGCGGTAAAACCCGATCCGATGCCGCAGATCTCCCGCGCTGGTCATTAGCGGCGCCGAAAGACGAATGAGCCGATATCCTCGCGGCCGAGATCGGTCTCGATCGTATTCATCGCCGCCAGGTCGAACCCGCAGCCGTCAAACGTGCGGATCAATCCCTCGCTGGTGAAATACCAGACATGCTCATCCCGGCGAAAATGCTTGGACCGCAGCACGTGCTGCGCGCCGGTGAAAATCGGGATGGACACAAACACCCAGGCGCTCACCCGATCGAGCAGCGCCCCGAAATCGGGAATGTGCTCGAGCACGTCCCACAACGTCACGGCCGGCACCTGGCTTTGATAGGGATCGAGCCAGAGCGACCGCGACTTGAGCCAGGCCGCGGCAATCGGATTGACGTCGAATCCGAACGTGCTCGGCCGGCCGGCGCCGGCGCCGTTGCGCCGCTCGAGGAAGGCCCCCGACCCAATGCCGATGTCGACCACGGTCCCGGCAAAGTGACGGTTGACCAGGTCGACCCGCGCCTGCATCAGCGCGCGTCCGATCGCACTGTCGGCCTGGCGCTGATAGCGCTCAAAATAGGCCGCGTCATACGGCTCGGCGCCGCACTCGACCGGATAGAAGCCGACGCCGAGCTCAGGCCACCAGGTCAGGCGGCGCTCGGCGCAGGCGTCAAAGAATTGAGGCCGACCCGGCTGCAGAACGCTGCCCATTGAGCCGCCAGATCCGGAATCGATTTGTCGCATTGATGCAGCTTGTCCGTGCATTTGCAGAGCTCCCGAGGGGTTGCGAAGCCGATCCGCGACAGGTTCATGCGCGGATCCGTAATGATGCGGCGCGCATTGTGGCCGCCGTGGCCGCCGTGGATGACGAAGGCGCGGCGGCCGAGCGCGATCGCGGCCGGAACGATCCAGCCGACGCCGCCGACGACGACATCGGCCGCGCCGACCAGGGCGAGCAGCTCGCGCACCACCAGCTCGCCCCTCAGAAAGGCCTGATGATGCGGCGGTAGCGCGCCCTCGAGCCATTCCCGACCGTCCTGCAGATCCGCGACGACGACGACGTGACGCGTCGCGGTCAATTCGCGCGCGATCGCCGCCACATATTCCGGCCGCGGGTTGCGCGCTTCGTTGCGCCATTCGCTGCGGACCGTCACAGGCCGCACCAGCGCGATCGGACGATCGGCCAGCACCAGCGGCGCGCCCATGTCGGGCAGATCCCAGGACGGCGCCGACAGCGGCACACTGATCGCGGCGACCTGGCGCTCGAGCGCCGCGACGATCGAGCCGCGCGCCAACTCGGCGTGACCATAGCCGAGCTGGATCTCGCGGATCCCGTTCGGCGGCGTCGACCAGCGCGCCGGCGACTGCCGCGCCACGTTGCGCATTTGCGTGCGGAGATCCCGCCTTGCGGCGACAAACCTGATCGGCAGATCCTCGAACAGCTCCGGCCAGGGCGTTTCGAGCCAGACGTCATATTTTGCGACGCAGGCGCGGACGATCGGCCGCGCGAAAATATTATCGCCGAGGCCCATTGACCGCGGATCAGCAGAGACGGCTTCACGCGCCGGTCTCAGGCTCGGAGGTGATCACCTGGCCGCCATCGCCTGACGCGGTCGAGGAGCTCGCGCCATCGTTTGGGCCGCCATTCGAGGCCCCGGTCATGCCCTCGATCGTCTGACGCAGATCGGCGCCGAGGCGCTCGAGCTCGCCGACGTGCGCCCTGGCCGCGGCGTGCGCCTCGTCGATCCCGTCAAGCGCCGCGTCGAAACGCTCGCCGGTCACGGCGATCGACGCCTCGGTTTGCCTGGCGCGCACAAGTCGTCCTTTCAGGCCGGCGAGCTCGATCGGTCGTTTGATCTGCATTGTGGTCCCCTCTAGCAGCTGCGGATTCCGCTCGATCATCACCAGGCGCAACCGCAGATGCGCGATCGCGACCAGCGCCTCGAGGCGATCCATCTCAGGCCCGCGATCGGGCTTTGATCTTGAGCCGGACGGCCTGGCGCATCTCGCGGCCCGCCGTCGTGGTGATGCGATTGACGACCAGGTAAGATCCCCGATCGACGCCGCCGGCGAGCCAAACAACCGTCTCGCGCGCGCTGCGCGAGGATGACGCCGCCGTCACGCCTGGCGGCACGACAAAGGCCGAGGACGCGATCGCATCGCCGTCGAGCCGCGCCGTCCAGTCGATCGCAAAGTCGAGCAGCTCGGCCGGCTGCTTGCTCGGCCAGCGCAGCCCGCGGCCCGACTTGACGGTCGCGACGCGCCTGACCTTTGCGGACATCAGCGGTAAACCCTCAACTGCCCCATCAGCGCCTCGGCGGCGAGCGGAACGACCTTGAGCTCGGCCTCGGCCGCCGCCTCGCGGTTGCGATACCAGCTGGCCGCGAGCATCAGCACCGCCTGGCGCGCGCGCGGCGGAAATATCAACTCCGGATCGTCGCCGGCGCCGGTCTGGTTCGGATCCTCGTCAAACCCGGCCTCGATCTCGAGCTGCACCGCGTTGAACGTGTCGGCCTTGACCGCCGGCGAGGTGAAAGCGTCGAGAAACCGGATCTCGACCGTGCCGAGCTTGGTCCGCTCCCAGCGATAGAGCGCGGCGTCGACCGTCTGCGTTGCGCCGGCGCCGTCAAGATACTTGATCGTGACGTCGCGGACCGGCGTCAGCAGCACGTTGAGACAGCCCGACCACCAGTCGCAGCGATCGACGCGCCAAGTCGAGCGGCGCAGCGTCAGCGCGGTCCGGTTTGCGACGAAATCGATCGCTGCGTCGAGAAGCATCTCGAGCTGCTCGTCGTCGTCGTCGAAATCGGCCGCCTGCACATGCTTTTTCAGCTGCTCGAGCGTCACCGGGCGATCGTCCTCGTCCGCGATCACGTCAATCATTTTCAGCATTGCAGCGCCTCGATCAGCGAGATTTTCGGATAGGCCTCGAGCGCGGAAACCGCACTGGCATTGATGACGGCGACGCCGAGCTCGGCGAGGCGCGGCGCGCAACCATCAATGATGCCGCGCCATTTCACGATGTTGCGCTCGGTCGGGTTGTTGAGGCCACGGTCATGCTTGCCGTGCCAGTGAATGCCGCGATCGAGCCGCATGTCGAAACCGACCAGGATCAATTTGGTCGCGCCACACTGCACGGCCAGGTTGATCGCCTGGAAACCCGAATTGCCGCCGTCGCCGAGCACGCCCGGCACGTCGAGCAGGATCTCGTCGCGGCCGCGCGCAATGCCGACCTGGCGCAAGCCCGGAAACATCGCGCAGGCCGCCGCGTCATGCGTCAGCCTCAACCCCGCGAATTCCGCTGCGAGCCCTTGCCTGGCTTTCCACCAGGCGCCGTCGCAGGCATAGGCGACATCGGCATCGGGACAGAGTCGCCAACTGTCGTTGACGGCAACGACGCGGACGCCGCGGCCTCGCCCGGCCAGCTCGCGCTCGGCGCCGTCGGCGCTCGGTCCGGATCCGACGATGATTGCACACTCGCCGCGCCAGCCTGGCAGCTGGTCGGCGATGAAATAGGGTGGCGCGCACCGTGCGCAGCTGCGTCCCCTTGTACTTCGCTGACCAGGCCGCGCTGTATCAGCTGCTGCGCGTGCCAGTCGGTCAGGTCGAGCACGCGCCCGGCGCGCACCTTGCCCATGTCGTCGAGGAATTCGCGGTTTACTTTGACAAGCATGAGACGATCCAGATCGCGCCAAGGAACAACAGCAGCACGCCCACGATTGCAGGCAGCGCGTTGAGAAGCCGCTCGAACGCTGCAGGCCCCTCGCCCCAGCCAGTGCCCGTGACGGCGAGCTGCAGCCCGGCGCCGTATATTTTGGCCATGTCCCGCCCCTGTTGACGCCTCGCAGAATGTCGCGAGCGGCACGTATGCCGCCCGCGTTGTCGTCACCAAGATCAGACGTTGCCGAAATCGCCGTAGGTCAGCGCCAGCGGACGCTTGACCGCGAGCGCGAGCCGCTTTTCGGCGCGGACCGTGTACATATTCTTGATGAAATTGTCCTGGTTCTCCGAGGAGATCGCGACCTCGGCGTCCATCCGGTCATAGATGGTTGCCGCCATCTTGAACGCGCCGACCAGGAACTTGTCGATCGTCATCGCTTGCGTGTCGACGATCGGCAGGCCCCACAGCGTCGGGCCAGCGAGCGAGCGCGGATTCGACCAGAGATAACGATCCTCGCCATCCTTGGTCAGCTCGATCCGCGCCCAATCGGACGGATGCAGGATCATGCCATCGGCCGGAAACTCGGCGAGAGAGGCCTGCAGCATCGCCAGGCGCAGCTGGTCGATCATGGTCGCGCCGGTCAACACGAAAGGCGCGCTGTAAGCGGTCGAGTTGGTGATCAGGCCCGACAGATGCTGACCTGCTCCCGAGCCGGAGAGCAATTCCGCCTCCTCGGCCAGGTCGAGACCATAGCGCAATTCGCTATCGATCTCGGTCTGCAGCTGCGCCGCATCCTCGAGCGCCTGGCGCGAGACGTTGATCCAGTGCGCAATGGTGCGCACCGCAACTTCGGCCGTGGTCCAGACCAGATCGGACTGCGGCTTGGTGCCGCCTTCCGTCACGACCGCCGCGTTGTTGGTGCGCGTGGTCTGCTTGGCATACTCGATCATGTTGCTGGTCGTGCGGCCCTGCGTCAGCAGCGCGCGCACGGTCAGTCGACGACGCGCCAGCGCGACGATCTCCGGATCGCGCTGCGTCGCGATCAGACCGCCGGCGGACGTCGACAGCGACGTGATCGCCTGATTGACCCCAATGACGACGCTGCCCTTGGCGCCCTTGGTGACATACTGCTTGAGATCATCGTGCGTCGCGATGACCTGGCCGGCGGTCTTGCTCGCATCCTTCTGACCCTGGCGCAGCGTGTCGGCGATCTTCTGCTCGATATCGCGATTGCGCGTCTCGAGCTCCTCCATCTTCTGCGTCAGCTTGGTCTGCGCATTGCCGAGCTGGCCGACCGTGCTGATCAGCTCGTCAGACTTCTGCTTGATCTCGGCCGACAGCGTGCCGTTGTCCCTGCTCTGCTTGAGAGCGTCCTCGGCGGTCCGCTTGACGTCGCCGGAAATACGCTCGAGCTCGGCCTTGACCTGGTTGAGCAGCTTCTCGACTTCGCCGGGATTCGGCGCTTCGTTGCGGACCGCGCCGATCACGGCCGCCGGCTTCGGCGAGGCGAGCAGCGTCGAGAGCGCCGCCGAGGAAAGCACCGACGACTTGAACAGATGATGTCGCTTGGACATTGGATTTCGTCTCCTGGAATGATGAAAGAGGGAACGCGAAACTCAGATCGATTTCATTCGCGCGAGCAGGTCATTGACCTGGTCGAGCACGACAGCGCTCGGCGTGTCGGTTGCAGCAGCGTCGCGCGTGCCGCCTTTCATCGCCTGGACAAGGTTGCGCCGCTCGGAACGCGGCACCCCTGCCCTGGCGAGGATCTCGTCAATTCGGACTTCAGCCTTCAGCGCCTGGCCGGCGGCCGCCTGCTTGGCGTCGTCGGTCACGGCATCGGCCGGCAGGAAATCGTCAGCGAAGTGTTTCGCGACCGCGTCGGCGCCGCCGATCCACGTCTCGCGATCGAGCATCTTTGCGATCGCCTTCGACTCGAGGCCCGTGCGCGCCGCATAGATGTCAACCGCGACCTGGTCGAACGGCTCGAGCCAGTCGGCCGCCTCGCGCAGCGCGTTGCGATCGCCCATCGCGACGATCCAAGTGTTATGGATCATGAGGAATCCGGCGCGCGCGATCTGCACCTCATCGCCTGCCATCGCAATGACCGAGGCCGCCGAAGCCGCGACGCCGAGGATCTTGACGCTGACCTTCGCCGGATGATCGCGCAGCGTGTTGTAAATCGCGAGGCCCTCGAAATAGTCGCCGCCAGGTGAATTGATGTTAACGACGACGTCGCGCTTGCCGATGTTGCGCAGCGCGGCCGAGATCCGCGACGCGGTTACGCCGTTGCCCGACCAATCCTGGCCGATCACGTCGAGGATCGAGATCGACGCGGCATCGTCGCCGGCGCCGTCCTTGGCCTGCACTTCCGGCCGCCAGCGCTCGAGCGCCTTCGGCGTGATCACCGAGCGCAGGTCGCCGCGGACGTTGAAGGATGCTTTCGGCAGGTCGCGGTTGCTCATTGCTTCGCCTCGCTGTTGATTCCGAGCCATGACAGCATCGCGGCCCGCGCCTGGCTGGCGCCGCCGGCCGTCTCGCCAAGCTGGTCGAGCGGCACCAGGTTTGATTGCGCCGTCAGCTCGCCGCCGCCGGCGCGTGCCGGCAGGTTGAGCTTTCGCCGGCCTTCGTTGCGATCCATCAGGCCATTCTGCGTCATCTGTGACAGGAACGACGCTTTCGCGGCCGCATCCATCTGCAGGAACGCCTCGCGATTGAATTCCGCATAGATCCGCTTTTGCTCGCCCGGCGCGATCAGCTGCTTTGTAATGCGCCGCTCGATCCGTTCGCAGATCGGATTGATGCCGAGCGCGAGCCAGGCGAGGAACGTCTGCTCCACGCCGGATCCGAACATGGTCTGACCTTCCGGCGCGTGACCGATGATGATCGGTGGCGTTCCAGTCCAGCGACAGACCTCCTCGATCGAGAACCGCTGTTGCTGTAGCAGCTGCGCGTCGACCGGATTGAGCTGCAGCTTTTCAAACTTGAGGCCGCCCTCGAGGATCATCATTTTGCCGGCGCGTTCCGAGCCGACGTAAGTTTGCATGATCTTGTCGAGCTGCTCGCGCTGCTTGTCCTCGAGAACGTTTTCAGACGTCAGCAGGCCAGCGGAATGCATGCCATTTGAAAACAGCTTGCCCGACGTTTCAAACGCCGCGAGCGCGGTCGAGAACGTCTGCACGCCATAGCGGATCGCCGACAGGCCGCAGTCACCGCCAAAGCCGAACCCCTTGACGTGAAACACCTTGTCGCGCGGCAGCGTGTAGCTTTTGCCGCGGTCCGTATATTTGTAGTGCAGGACGTTGTCGGCGTCGCGCTCCGGATAGGCATTTGGCAGCACGTTGACCGCTGACACGCGGCGGCCGATTGACGAGATCTCCGAACAGGCATCGCCATTGACCAGCAGCCAGGCCGTGACGGCCTCCCAATATTCCAGCGATGTCTGGTCGACGTTCGGACTGCCGGCGAGCACCTCGGCGAGCGGATGATCGATCGTCACCGGACTGCCGTTGCTCTGTTTCTCGAAAAACTGCATCGGCAGCGTCGAGACCGCTTGCGCCGTGACGCGCACGCACGCCCAAAAGGCGGCGAGCGACATTGCGGAATCGACCGTGACCGTTTTTCCCGCCGCGCCGCGGTTGCCGAACACGCGCGACCAGGCGCCGCCATCCTCGAGCCGCAAGCGGCGCTCTTTCGCGATCTCGTCGCTGATCGACGCATAGACGCGATAAGCGCCCGCCGCGGCCTTCGCCGCCGTCCAAGAGACTAGCCCCATTGATCAGACCACCATGACGGGTTTTGCGAGGAAGGCGTCGAGGTTTTTCCGGCTCGAGACCGGATTCCAGCTCATGAGGATTCCGGCCTGCAGCAACGCGATTAGCGGATCGATTTTGGCGCGGCCGGCGACCTGTTTCGTGATCATGTCGGCGTTGCCGCGCTGCTCGACCTTGGCATTGCCGACGCACCAGCTCATGAGCGCCTGGTCGGCGTGCCAGAACGTGCCCTGCGCGAGCTTGATATCGATTCCGTAAACCGCTGGCGCCAGCGCCGGACCCTGCAGCAGCCGCCGTAGCTGCTCGTCAGTCACGCCGGCGCCGAACAGGAATTCAAAAAGCACGCCCGCCCTGTTCGGATCGACGCCGACCGCGTTTTCCGCCGGCAGCAACCCGCTATCGACGACGCGCGCGGCATAGCTCGCAAGGTCGGCGTGCGCGGCGCCGATGTCGAGGATCCTAAACGAACCCTCTTTTTCAAAATCCTCGAGATGGCCGGCGATGTCCTTGCGGCGCTCGAGCACGATCGGATCTGCCCAGCCGTAGGACCACGACAGCCAATGCCGGGTTTCCTTTTCTCGGCCGATCACTGAGAAGCCGAGCAGATCGTCGCGGCCGCCGCCATCGGCGCCCATCGTGACCACTTCGCAGCGCGCGAGCAGCGACTCGAGATCGAGTGTTTCGACGACCTGCTGATCCCAGAGATCGGCGGCGCTCCATCCATCGTCCGCCGTACCCGTGCCGATCTCGATATTGAGATGTTGCGAGGCCCAGATCTGCACGGCCTCGGCGCCCTTCTCGCGCTCGCTCGAGAACTCGGCGAGCATCGAGGCGACCGTGATCGGCCGGTTGATGTTCGGCATCACCATCGGCCAATGCTCCGGATTCATCCAGCGCGGCTCGACGTTCGCGCGGCGCTCCTCGCGCGTCAGCGTCGCGATTTCGCGCGGCAGCTCATAGAGCAGCGGCAAGGTCGGGCGTATGACCTTTCCGCGATAGACGCCGTCACGCACGTTGCGAACGAACTTGAGCTCGCTTTTGAACGCGCCGGCCGGCGCCTCGTCGCTCTGCGTCGTGGTGATGACGAGAACACCCTCCTCGGTCTTGTCGAGACCGCCGCGGATCTGGCGCAGCACGCGCGACGTGTGCGCGCGCTTGCCGAGCAGATGCAGCTCGTCGAGCAGGACGAAGATCAGCGCCATCGCGCCGGTCAGGATCTTGAGGTCGAAACTCGCGATCATGATCTCGGATTTCGTGACGAGATCCTCGATCGTCTTGTCGTAGTCGCGCGGCTTGAAGCGACGACGCAGATCCGGCGACTCCTCGATCATGCCGACCGCCTGCTCATACGCGCGATCGGCGACGGCCTGCGTCTCGCCGATAAACAAGGCCGTCGCGCGCGGCCGATAGTTCATCAGCATCGCGACCAGCATCAGCGCCGCCGAATAGGTCGTTTTCGACGAGCCCTTCGGCACCAGCGCAAAGAAATCGCGGATCATCCGAACCCGGTTGACGGGATCCCAGCTGCCGAACACGGCGCGTACCAGGTCGCGAAACCATTGACCAGACGCATCGCCGAGCCGCGGATTGCCTGGCACGTCCGGCAGGCGGATCTCGTCGAACAGCGCGACGCCCATATCCGCCTCGCCTGCGAACAGCGGCAGATCCGGCACCAACGACCGCCCATCGCGCAGGCGCGTTTCCCAATCCGGGCAGGACGTATCCCACGGCGTCACGAATTGAGACCCTGCTGCCGCCGCGCCATCAGCTCGCCCAGCGTCGACCCGGCATCAGGCGAGCGCGCGTCGAGCTCGGCCTGCTCTTTCTTGCCGAGCTTAGGCGCCTTCACCGGCTTATCGGCGCCGGCCTGCTTGCGCGGCTGCTGCGACGCCGTCTGGCCGTAGAGCATCAGATCGTTGCGCTCGAGATACTTCTGGAATTCCCGGATTGCCGAGACGTTGCCGGCGTTGACGCCCTCGAGCAGTTTCATTCCCAGCTGCGCGACCAGGCGATCACGCGCGACCTGCGCAAACTTGAGCTCGGAAAAATAATGCTTCCGCAACGTCGGCGCCGTGACGAAAAGCGCGGCCGCGATCCGCGGCGGCGACCAGCCGAGCGCGACTAACAGGCTGACACGATTCCGGTTTTGCTGCGTCGGCACATGTTGAGGCCGACCGCGCTCGCCCCAATTGGGCGGCACAGGATCACCGAACAGGTCGAAAACATCAGCCAT